CCGAGATCGGCGGTCATGTCGAATTGCAACTCGAGGATCGGCGTCTCGTTGTCGAGCGCGACCGAGCCGTAAACGTGCATCCGCTCGCCGCGCGTGATCCCCTGCAAAAGTTTGTGGTTGAATCCGGTGAACGTCGTATCGCAAAGCAAGCCGTTGGTGATCTCGGCAAACGCCTGGTCGAGCGTTTCCTCGCCTTGCTCGTTTTCGTTGTCCTGAATGATGACGGAAAACCCGTAACGCGCGCTGTCGCGCAAGCGGATATCGCCGGCGTTGCTGTCGCCCTCGGGGACCAGGAGCTCGTTGACGAGATAGACGCCGCAATACGGCAAGTCTTGCACCTGGACGCGGAGCATCTTGTTTTTTGCAAAAGTAAAACCGGCGAAGAACGGCATGGCGACGACGCGGTCGTAAATCGCGTCGCGCACGATCAACGCCGGCGTTTGCGTCATTTGTTTTTGACGAGCTTTAACGCCGGTGTCGGCTTGGCGGTGACGAGCTTGCGGAGCGTGAGCGTCGTCTCGCCGCCGCCGTTGCGCGCCGAGTCGATGACCTCCCAGGTGCCCTCGTCGGGCAGGGTGCCGTCGGCCGGGATCGCAATGTGATCGCCCTGGTACGGCAAAACGTCAAATTCGGCGTCGCGCACGTCGAGGATCGTGCGTTGCTCGGAAATGATCGAACCGTCGATCGCGACGACGTCGATCTCGCGGGTGTCGAGGATGCCGCGATTGAGGACGCCGTTGACCAGGATCGCGCGCCCGAACGTGTTTTGTCCCGGCAAGTAAACCTGAGCGGAAAAGTCGACCGCCATTTATGTACCTTTGCCCTTTTGCCGCTTGTAAACCTTGATCGCGCGGTAGCCGCTCGGCGCCACAAACCGCCGGCCCTTTTTGCGTAATTTCGTGATCGTCGTGCCGCGCTGTTGCGCCGATTTTTTCTTTTTGCCTTTGGCCTTGGCCGCGTTGCGGATCGCGGTTTGCAGGTACTTGCCCATTTTCTTGAACGTCGGTTGCGCCAGATAGCCGGGATCGGTCGAGCGCAACGAGCGGATTTGGCACCGGCAACCGGGATGATGCGGAAGCTGTTTCTTGGCGTCGCCGTAGCTGTACGGATTGTGTGCAATCATGTCCTGGCATGACTTGCAAACGCGGGCGTCGTTGGCCGACACGATGCGGACGAGGTCGGTGTCGTGATAGCGTTTCTTCCAGGCTTGGCGGACGCCCTTGATAACGACGACCTCGTCGGGATGCAGTTTTTCCAGATCGGCGAGGAGCGCGTCGGTGAGGAATTGCTTGATCTTGTCGAGCGAGGGCTCGATCGTGATGTTGAACGTCGACTTTTCCGGCAACGGTCAAACCTCGTAGCGCGTGAAATGCGATAACAAATCATGCACCGCGCGTTGCGCCGGCGTGCCGCCGCTCGTGCCGCCGCTCGATCGCGCCAGCAAATTCGGATCGAAATAAATAATCCGGCTTTCCTTGTGTCCGATCATGCGGACGGTCGCGTCGCCGCGCACGGTCGCGTAATACGCCTCGCGCATGAGCATCACCGCGGCTTGCTTCAAGGCCGGCGGCGCCTCGTCGGGCAGATTATAGCCGCCGGAATATTCGATCACGGTTTGCTCGCCATAGGCGCCGCTCGGCAAGGTGAGCTTGCCCCAGAGCGAATCGAGCAAGAGGCCGTCGGGATAGGCGACCGCGTTGCCGGCGTTGGTGATCGACGTGATATCGGCGCTCGCTACCGGATAGCGCGCGAGGAATAGCCGGCCTTTCTCGTCGGTCGCCAATTCGGTGAACGTCTCGACCACCGTCTCGTAACCGAATACGCGGTTATTGCAGTAAGCGGCGATTTCGGCCGATACCCGCGTAATGATGCCGGCGAGCAACGGATCAGAAACGGTCGAGGTGATGTTGAGCGCGATCTTGAGCTCGTCGAGGCTCATGAGGTCGATCGACGCGGCCGGGACGATGACCTCGATCGTCGATTGCATGTCAGGCCGTTTCCGCCTGGAATTGTTCGAACAACGCGCGCAACGGGATCGGCGGCCCTTTGGTGCCGTCGCTCATGAGCGGGACGAGCGAATAGTCCTTGCGGTTGATTTCCCAAGCGGTGACCTCGCGCCAGGCGCCTTGCTCGCCGCGCGGCCCGCGTTCGCCGCGCTCGCCTTTTTCGCCGCGCCGGCCGCTCGGCCCGGCTTTCCAGCCGGCGCCAGGACAGGGACCGGGATCGTCGGCACGCGCGATGAACCAGGTCGCATTGAGTGTCACGACGTCGAGCTCGCGGTATGTCTCGGCCGGATCGTAGGTGTCGCGAATTACGAATGAGCGTCCGTCGTTTCCGTTGGCGCCGGGAGCTCCGTCGTTTCCGTCGGCTCCGTCGGCTCCGTCGCGGCCGGCGGCGCCGTCGGTGCCAGGCGCGCCCGGTTGACCCGTTTCGCCTTGCTCGCCCGTTTCGCCTTTTTCGCCGGGCGCGCCTTGATCGCCTTTCTCGCCTTTGATCGCTTCGCCTTTCTCGCCTTGCTCGCCTTTTTCACCGGGTTGCCCTTTCTCGCCATCGCGCAACGTCGCGATCCGCTCGCGCAAGCATTGCTCGAGTTGTATCAAGCGCAATTCATGCTCGACCAATTTCTTGCCGAGCAACAGGTCGCGCTCGCGCTCGGCCTGGCCAGCCGACGCCGCGATTTCCTCGGCGATGATGTCAGCCAGCCCGACGATTGATTCGAAGTGTCGTTCTGATCTGTCGTCGTCGTCGTTGGGCATCGCGGAGTCGTTGGGCATCGCTGAAACCCTTTTGCTGTTTCGCGGCATCGGCCTCGGGCGCCGGTGCGCTCGGCGGCGCGCTCGGTCCTGGTGCCGCCGGGATTTTTTCCGCCGCCGATAACGGGACGACCTGTTGCTGGACTCGCGGCTCGTCGCCGAATGGCACGCGCTTCAAATCAAATGCCGCGCGCGCCTCATTCGGCCCGTGGATTCCGCTTTGCACCGATCTCGCATAAGCCTCTATGCGATCCTTGAACGCCGATCTTAACAGTGCCTCGGTATCAAACTCGATGTATTCGTCGGGCTGCCCCTTGAGATTAAACAACAGACCGAACGCTTCCTCGATATGTCCGAGGCAAAAACCCAATCCTCCCGATTTCCACTCTTGGATTAGGTTTTCGGTCGAATTGACCGCCCCGGTAGAGAGCCCAAGAATTTGAAGCGGGATGCGAAACGCCAGCGCAATATTCTCGTTGCTCAATTTGAGAATTTCCGCGGTTGCCGCGTCCTTGGACGGCACCGCCCACGGCATGACCTTGAGGCCGGCGGTCAAGATCGGCGTGTTGCCCTGGTTCATGCCGCGCGCTTGCTCGTTCCAGCGATCGCGCAAGGCGGCGACCTGGTCCTTGTCGAGCACCATGTCGGTCGAGAGCACCGCCGACGGCCGCGCCTCGTTCCGGTAAAACGAGGTTTGTTGCGCGGCGATCGCCGCGCCGACGCCGATATCGGAATAGGCGGCGACAAGCGGCGACTCACCAACGAGCGGCATCGGAAACCGCCGGCCAATATTGAAACGGACGTGCAATACATCGCGCATCGGCACAATCAGCTCGTCCGGCGAGCCGAGGCGCATTGCGATCACATCGTTGCCGTTGAGCGTGTAGAAAATTTCGCCGTTATAGGCGACGCGCGGATAGGACAGGTCGGGATTCATCAGGTGTAATTCGGACACCTCAAAGCGGTCGTTGCGGAGCGCGAGCGCGTAGGCGTTGCCGGTGAGGTAAAGCCCGCGCGTGGCGTTGAGCAAAAAATCGGAAATGCTTTGATAATCGTTGGGATGCCGCAACAGGCGCGATAACGATGTTGTCGTCACCCGTTCGCGGCCGCCGTTGTCTTGCATACGCCACTGGTCGCCGGGACACATGGCGACGGTTTGCGCGTAGGCCGAAACGCACGCCTCGACCATTGCCGATTGCGCGCCGGTGACCGGCGTATAGCCCAATTGCCACCAATTATCCGGCACGCCGGCGGGGAGCCAGCCGCCGGTGACCGGCAGGTAAAACGGGCCGGATCGGTAATCGCCTTCGGCTTTCCCGGTGATCCGGCCCGCGACGCGGTTGAGAAACCCGCGGACGGTCATGCTTTGGCCGACGCGGTCCTGGTTTGATAGCCGGCCGGCTTGTCGGCCGCCATTTGCTTGTCTTTCGTTTGCGGCGCGTTCGGGTCGGGTCCGCTGCCGTCGTCCTCGTGCTCGGTGACGGGGACGCCCGAGGCGGCGAGGTCGTTTTCCTCTTGCGTCGGCGTCGGCTTGATTTCGCCCGCCGCCTTTTCCCGCTCCTTGCCCGCTTTCTCGCGCGCGTCACGCTCCTCTTTCAGTTTCTTGCGCGTGTCGTCGGCGTGCTTTTTCGCCGCCGCGGTGTGATCGGTGTCGGTCATTTGGCTTGCCTTTCTGTTGCAAAAATGAGGGCCGGAAAAAGAGCGGGCCGGAAAATTTCCGGCCCGCTTATTTTCCCGGTTTGGAACTTACCAGGTAACGCCCGCCATCCATGCGACCGTTCCGGTACGGCGGATCGTCCAATTGATCGGGAGGATCAACCGCAACGCCAGCGAGTCGGTCTGGAACATGGATTTGGCCGGGAAGGCGACAACCGCCGGCGTGCCCGCCGTCGAGATATCGGTCGGCGCCGTATCCTCCATGTGCAAGGTCGCCTGGTCCGAAATTTCGAACCGCGGCCCGTCGCCGGTGACACTGACAAAGTCGGCCGCGTCGACGACGATGACCGTGCCGAGCGGCACCGTACCGGAGTCGATGACAGGCCAACCGCCCAATGTGCCGCGGCTTATCTCGTCGCGGAACGGGAACACGCCGGCGCCCGGTGCCGCGACCAGGCCGATCGAATTGACCTGTTGCGGATTCATCAACCACACCGGATTCCGCACGTTGCCGAGCGTGCCGGTGAGCAAGGCGCCGGTGAGTTGCTTGATATCGCCGGTCAACGCATTGAAGCCGCCGCCGGCGGTTGGTGTCAGGCCGGAAATGCCGTTGAGGATGCCGGCCGGCCGGATCGCGGTCGCCGCATTGGCGTCAATCAGGACGCTATCGAGCGCGATCGCCGTATCGGTTTGCACCGCGTCGCGCAACAATCCCTGGATCGCCGGGATCGAGTGCTCGTCGATCTCGCGCGTCCATGTCGTGATGACCGCCATTTTTTTCGGCGTGAGGGTTTGCGACGTGAAAGCGCCCTGGCGGACGGGGATCGGCAAGCCTTCGCCGACGAACGAGCCGGCGATCGTTGGCGTGCGCGACCGCGTCGGGATGATGATTTTCCCGTTGCGGCCGAACGTCAGCGA